ATCACCATCGGGGATAATAACAGCTATCAACGTTCCACATGATGCAAAATTTGCAACCCTCTCCCACATAGGAACACCGCTAAAAGGATCGCCAACCCTTTCGGTAAAAATTGGAGATGTAATCGCATACCCGAGAGATGCGGATTGGGAGAACGAAATTATGGGCAAGAAATATTTCTGCATGACTCAGGAAGACATATTAATGCACGAACCAAAACAATCATGAATCCAATACTAAAACTAGCGTCCGGTATTGACCGGAAAAGAAAATTCTTGGAGTATCTCCGAGAGCGAGCGCCCAAATTTTATAGCGAATTAATTGCTGGGAATTTCTTAACAGACAAGGTGACCCACAACTCTATCGAGAACGACTTTATTAAGGCTCTCGCTAGAATCAGTGGAATAAATGTATTCGCCACATACAATAACAAGGTTGCTGTGGAGAACACGGAGGGGAATTCAGTTGAATACGATTCTTATGAAAAAGCATTCTCGGCGATTATGGACATGATCTCTGATAAAAAGGAGTCAAAGTGCTATAAGACAACGATATCATATCTCGACAAAAATGGAAAAATCGAAGAGTCGGAAGGCAAGGGTATTTGGGCTAACTCTACCGAAGATGCTCAGGTCGTAATTGACCGCTTTTTCCCATACATGCAACTGACTGGCGAAACAGAAGACTCACTCGACTACTAATGTTTCTTAAAGATTCATTTATGCACTGCCTTGACTTGGTGGCCAAGGCCGATCAGAGCATCCCTATAAAAGCTAGGGTGAGTTTTGAGGCTTATTGGCTGGGCGATTTAACTGGACGGCTAGTGTTTGAGGTGGAGGTGAAAGACCAAAATGGAGAATTGGGATGGTTGTACTCCGACGTCAGAATGGTTGCTTTTACTCTTAACGGATTGCAGTACGCTGCAAAAACAAAGGACCTCAGATCGTTGGCGGAAGAAAAACTGAAGGGAAAAATATTCATAGACGTCTTTGATGCCCCTCAACACAATAGGCTCAAGAGGGTTGAAAAAGCAATCTACGCCTACTTAGATTTTAATGATGTAATGACTGTAACAACCGATTTATGACGATAGATGAATTCATTGAGATAGTCTACCCGAAGCTTAAGCAGGACGTAAAAAAGACCACTGAGTTAATATCCGGATCAGACCTCCTCTTATCAGGCCAGAAAGAGATCAATGACGAAAAGATAATTCCAAACAGGATGTACGAAATGGAGGTGCCGGTGATCATACGTCAAGATCATAAACGGAAACTACAGCTTGCATTTCTTCGGGGAGGAAAACTTGGGGTTAGGTCTTATCTCCACAAATGGTTAGACCCAAAAGTTCTCAATACGGTAATGTCAGTCTTGGAATAAATATTATGGCAGAACAGGCAAAAAGATACAACGCAGGAAAACCAAGGTATGGTTTAGTTCCAACGTCTCCGATCAAGTCAATAGTTGATGTTTATACTGAGGGGGCACATAAATATACTGTGTACGGGGACGAGGAAGGAAACAGAGTGCTGGGTAAGGATATACCGATCAATGATGTCGCAAAAAAAAGGCTGACCGTCATTGAGTCTGGCGCAGACAACTGGCGCAAGGGTCAGGGGTGGCTTGAGTGCATGGAGAGTGTTGAGCGCCATATTACCGCATGGAAAAACGGAGAAGATCTTGATCCTGACTTAAAAACAAAACACTTGGCAAATGCTGGATGGGGTCTGCTGGCGTTAATGGAGTTTGAAAAAACCCATCCTGAGTTTGACAACCGAAATCATTTATATCTGCAACGCCGCAAGATCGGACTGGATGTCGATGAAGTGCTTGCCGACTTTATTGGCGCTATGATGCTCAGGTTTCCAGAAATCAAAACACGTCCTGTTTACTGGAACGATCCTCTTTTATCCAAGAGGTTCTCTGAGGTTGCCAATGATATTTATTTTTGGATGAGTATTCCGGTCAAAGTCAACCCTCTCGGACTCCCTTTCGAACCGCATTGCTACATAACCAGCCGAACCGTTCCGAGTGAGGTAACTATGGAGTGGTTGGATATTTATGGTTTTCCAAAAGCGCCCGTGTATACCGTAGGCCACAATAACTCAAAGCTTGATATCGCCAAGTCATCCGGAATAGAAATTTTTGTTGACGACAGGTTTGAGACGTTTGTCGAATTAAACAAAGGTGGTGTGTGTACATACCTGATGGATGCTGCTCATAACCAAAGATATGATGTTGGGTATAAACGAATCAAAGATCTTAAGGAGTTAGTATGACAATAGAAAGAGAGAAAAGATTTTGTAAGAAGATGAAGAAAGTTTCACTTAAAACCAAGCTCATGAGAATATTGCTATTTCTATTCATAATGATCAGCTTTTCTTCTAGGGAGGCCACACCGGAGAGGATTGTGCTGGACGTGCTGACTGTATACAACCCTGTCCCGAGTCAAACAGATGACGCGCCGTTGATAACTGCTTCTGGAGCAAGGATAAACCTAGCAAGGCTTAAGTCTGGTGAAATCAGGTGGATGGCTTTGTCTCAAGATATCATTCGTAGCAAAACATTTGTCTATGGGGACACGGTGCTAATTACTGCTAATGACCCTGAGATAGATGGTTATTGGATAGTGCATGACACCATGAACAGAAGGTACCGAAACAGAGGTGATTTATTATTTCATCAGTCCTCTCGAAACACCGGTAAATGGATGAATGTAACAATCAAAAAAATCAGCAGAACATGGAAGAGGAATCAATAGAGGCGACTCAGGAAGAGCTGTGGGAACAGCTCCAGTACGAGATAAACGGTGATGACGACTGTCGTCTTACCGAGGAGATGGTCAATTATCTGATCGCTCAGGGGTGGGAATTAACAAACATAAACTTATAACTAGGCTGACAAAGTTTTTATAGGTGATAAATGGGAGGCTTTAGGGGATAAGAAACCTGAAGAAGAGTTATTAAAGGAATTGATTTCTCAGGAAAATATTGAGGCGTGGAGCGCAACTGAAAATCTAAGCCTTAAGGTTCTTTATCCACACTATGGAAAGAACGGAACAAAGTTTACAATTGATATTGAGAAGTTTCCAAAGGCTAAGAATTACTTCCTGCTTCATGAAGCGCAGTTGAAATCACGGAAATATGTCATTGAAGCTGGAAGGCAATGGTTTGAAATATGGGTACCCCATAGACCGGAATTTTGGTCACTGCCCAAGCTTGTATTTCCTGACATTAGCCTAGCTCCAAGATTTTATTTTGATAAAGGGAGGAAAGATAGTAAATGGAAATTGCTACTGGATTGTCGCGCAAAACGAAGAAGAAGTTGAAAGACTCTTACTGATTCAAGGCATTGCTAATTCAAAGCTTATGACAAAATATCATGACTTAGTCTTCAACAATAAGCTTTATTCTGGTCGGAGAAGATATTTCACCCAATATGTTGAGCGATACCCATTGCCAGATATTACAACACCAATAGCAAAAGAGATTATTGCATTAGCCCAGAGTCTCAATGAATCAACTGACAGAGAAGTTATTAGTCAATTAGCCAATACTTTAGAAATCAAAGTAGCACAGGCTTTTGATGTTGATCCTGTCTTTAGTCTGGATTAAAGACAGCCTTTCCGTAATGCTTATCAAAGAAGCTCATTGGTATTGCTCTTTGGCATTTATTGCTATATTGATAGACAGACTGAATTACCTGAATAAAAAATTTTCTTGTCGTGAAAATTCTTTAGCCATAACAAAACTTGAGGAGGCCCTAATGTGGCTCAACAAAAGAACCCTTGACAGGGTTGCCAGAAATGTCGAGGGCCAGAACAGAGTTTAGTACTTACCACCAACCCGCTTCGCAACAGGCGCTTTCTTTTTTGAGGGCGCCTGTTTTTTTTCTTTGTCTTTCAATTTTGCTTTTCTGTAGTTTGCCATGATTTGTGTTTGTTTTGAATATGTAAATATAGCACTTATTGCGTAATTTCTACATTTTCAAATAAGTTGGGGTACTTTTGCATTTACATGGAGTACTCTATATTTAATCCAGACAGTCTTTTATCCCTCAAGTATAATGTGTTTGCCGCCCCAAAAACCAAACCGTTGCTTGAGAGTCTGCCCGAACTAAACAAGTTCGAGTCATTCACAACGCCACTTCGTGCTGATCTTGATAAGCTGATAAAGTTTGTTGTGATTATGTACGACAAGAAATCCCCATTCACAAAGGTTTTTCAGGATGTTGATCTGCGTAAAAAGGAATGTGCGGCATACGCTGGGTATGATCTTGAAAAAGATAAAGATATACTTACCGGCATCTTCAACTTCACAGACCCCGAGTTTGCTGCAATGGTGATAGAGTTCTTGAAAGATCAGAACTCTAGGGTGTGGAGCATGATTGTGTCAAATGAACAAACCTTTTACGAGTTCCAAAAGGTGTTGCTTACCGAGGTTTTGGCTACAACTGACAGAGATCGCCTCACGGCAGTGGCGATCAAATCAAAACTCATGGAGGAGTCAAGCAACACCTCGGAGAGGATTGATAAATACTACCAAATGCTATTTGGATCAGGTGAAGTCGCAGAGCACTTGAATATCGATTACTCACCAGAAGGTCAAGCAAAACGTTAAATGTACAATAAAATTAAAGGAGGGTCATCGATGGTTGTTGGCGAGGGAGACCTTGCTATAAGGGTGTATTTACCACCAGAAGGAAAGGTGTGGAATTATGAAACAGGAAGGCTTGACGACACCGATGTAATAGTTCGGTCTACAATTAAGACCGAGCAATTCTGGGAGCCACCCACCCCGTCAAAGGATTACTCCCGTAGAATGTCAAGGGAGAAGGAGATGAAGAGACTTGATGCCAACTACGTTGACACTGATCTTCAAAAGTACAGAGCCAGAGAATGGCATCGTCGCAAGTTCGGGGCTTGGTTCCTGAACAATGGAAAGATGACTTATTTGACAGGGTTGTACTATTACTACCTCACGCACTGGCGGATAGATATTGGGCTGCCGAAGTTTCGTCTTCCAGACTTAAAAAAAGCCTACATAACTGATTATGTGGTTAATGATCCTGATGCTTATGGGCTAATTGAGATAACTAAACGTCGGATTGGAAAAACTTTTTGGGCAGGATGCTTCATTACTGAACATGCCACAAGGGTTCCTAACTCGTGGTCCGGCATCCAGTCAAAGGTCGAGGCGGACGCAAAGAGTGTGTTTGGAAAGGCGTGTGTTCAGCCCTTCAGAAAACTGCCAGACTTTTTCAAACCACAATACGACAGGTCTCAGGGCGATGTGCCGAAGAGGGAATTAAGATTCTATAAATCTTCTAAGAGGGGAGAGTTAGATTCAAACCAGTACGATGTCGATTCAGAATTAGAGTCGTTGATCAATTATAGAAACTCAAAACCTGAGGCTTATGACGGAGAGAAACTAACCAGATACATGTGTGACGAGGTGTTCAAGACAATAGATCTTGACGTTTTGAAGAGGCACTATCAGGTTAAGCCGTGTTTCGAAGACTCAGATGGATGGACAATTTTAGGTAAGGCTATTTATACTTCCACCGTAGAAGATATGGAAGGATACCTTGAGTCTTACGAGCAATTATGGAAAGACTCAGATCAAAGCAAGAGACAGTCTGACAGCAGGACTAAATCTGGACTGTACAGATTCTTTACTCCGGCTCAGGATATGATCTACCTTGATAAGTACGGGATTCCTGATAGCAAGAGAGGACTGGAACACTTAATGAAGAGGAGACTGGATCTTATAGATGATCCGAGGGCACTCGCTTCTTTCATCCGCAAAAACCCGACTACATGGCAGGAAGCCTTCAGAACTGATGGCGACAACTGTTTATACAACGCGATCAAAATAGATGACCGTCTTGACTTGTTGAATTGGAAGAAAGATTACGAAACCAGATACGATCTGTTATGGGAGGATGAAGAAAAAACAAAAGTAAAGCTGGTAAAAACATCGAAGGGAAGATTCCAGTTTAGCTGGATATTCGAGGATCCGGATAAGGCAAACAATGTACATATCCGAGGAACTAATGTGATCCCAAAGAACATACTTCATTTCGTAATTGGAATTGACCCATACGATCACAACAGGACTAAGACAGGGAGATTTTCTAAAGGGGCTGCGGCGGTATACAGAAAGTTTGATCCGTTCGATCAGGGTGACTCAGATAACTTTGTGGCTATCTACGCAAACCGACCACAAACTGCGGCGATATTTTACGAGGACATGATTAAGCTCTGCCATTATTTCGGATGTCAGATGCTGTTTGAAGATCAGAAGCAGGGGATCAGAGCGTATTTCCATGACAGGGGTTATGCGGCGTTTATCATGGTTGATGAAAAAGGAAACGAGGGCATTTCTGCGTCAACCAAGTCTCACCAATCAATTGTAGAGCATACGGAATTATTTATAGACGAGCATTGCCACAGGGTAAACCATCCAGAACTATTGAGAGATTGGAAGGATTTTAAGCTTGATGACACTGAAAAGTTTGACCTAGGCATGGCGTCGGGGTACGCTTTGATTGCGGCCAAAAGAATTAAGCGCCGTCATCAAACACTACAAAGCAGGGGAAGAATTAACCCCAACAAGTTTCAAAGAAGATATAAACTAAAAAAGAATGGCAAATTACACCTTTCCAAATCATTACGTCAACCCAAAAGAAAAGGGTGAGAAGTGGATGCTCCAGATGATCAAGGCTATCTGGGAGGAATTCGACAATCAGTCGATAAAAAGCTTCAACAAGGGTGCCGATAGGTACAATCTCAACAGGCTTTATTCTCTTGGGAAACAGCCTAACGACATATACAAACCAATGTTTGAGGTATCTGACGATACGAACACATCTTTTGTTAATCTGGATTTGTCTCCACCGGCAATCATTCCAAGGTTCAAGAGAATCATCAATAACAAACACTCAAAGATCGATTTTGTAATTAACGCTCAAGCCATTGACAACTATGCGCTTGAGGACAAATTGGACTATGAGGCAACAGAGCAGGCAAACATCAAAGTTCGTGATATGCTCACCGAGCTAGGGCTGCCGGTTGATGTGTTATCGAGTGGAGAGTTTGACCAACCAATAGAAGAAGAAGAGCTGGCTATCAAAATGGAGTTTGGTTACAAGCACAACATGGCCATTGACATTGAGAAAAAGGTGGACGCTGTATTTACTGACGGCAGAATAAAAGAGGCCTTGACGGTTATACGTGATAGGCTGTTTGATTCTGGGGTGGCTATCTTCAAGGCCTTCACTGACCTTGAGACTGGCAAGGTTGGGTTTAGGGTTGTTAATCCAAATAATTTTATTGTCTCCCCTACCCTCGATCCATACTTCAAAGACATCTGGTATGCAGGCGAAGCGGTGTTAATGACTATTGATGAAATAAGGAGAGAGTGCAAGGCGAGTGGTGTTGATGTGAGTGAGGATCAGCTTGAGAGTATTGCCCAAAAGCACATAGGGAATCATGGAAATAAGAACAGTTATTCTGTTGGCGCTATTGGGTCTTTCGCCTACGACAGTGTAAAGATACCCGTGTATGACGGCGAGTTCTTGTCATGCAATAAATACTGGTACGAAAAGAGGTGGGACAAAAGGGGTAATCCGGTCATAGGAGGAGTGGAGGGACCATCAAGGAAATCTGATCGAGAGTATTATTCGGATACCGATATTGTTGTGTATAGGCATAAATGGATCATTGACACTGACATAATGTTCAACTATGGCCTGAAGTCTGATGTCTACAGGAAAGATTCTCACATCTGGGACACAAGGCTAAGTTACTTGGCTGTAGCTCCTGAGCTAAACGCTATGGAGACCAACCCAATGATTGAGCAAATGATGCCAATTGTTGATCAGGTTGTTCTGGCGTGGTACAAACTTCAAAACGTAATAGCGAAAGCGAGACCTAAAGGTATTCTGATTGAAATCGGAGCCCTTGAGGATATATCACTAGGTGAGGGTGGGGATGAATCCGCCGCCATGTCGCCCCTGTCTATTCTTGACATGTTTACACAGACCGGTGTGCTGGTGTATAGAAAGCTGGCACCAGATGGTACAGCATCAAACTACAGGCCTATTGAGGAATTGAAGAACGGTCTTGGGACTGAGGCCGCAGAGTACTTTGCTGTAATAGACAAGTTCATGTCTTACATGGCTGGACTTATAGGTATGAATGAGGTTACCGATGGATCTACGCCAGACCCCAAACTTCTAAATGGGGTGGCTGGACTGGCCCAAGAAGCAACATCTAACGCGCTCCACCACCTGTTAATGGCGGAGAGATACTTGATTGAAGTTCTGGCAGACGAGATAGCGGTAAGAGTGCATGATTCGATGACCTTCAAAAAGAACTCTGTTTACAGAAACATAGTTGCTCCATCAAATATCAAGAGTCTTAAGCAAGATGAAGGTCCGCTGCATAGAATTTATGGAATTGCAATTGAGTATGACGCTGACAGCGAAGAGAAGATTAATTTACAAAATATGATCAACCTTGCTATTCAGTCAGGACAAATAACAATTGCAGACTCGATAGCGATTAAGCGTGTCCGGAACTTAAAGCAAGCGGAGCTGCTGCTTGCGTTCAGAATTCAGAAGAACCAAGAAAAACAAGCGGCCCTTGCTCAGGCAGACAAAATGGGTAATGCCGAAGCATCTGCCATAGCCGCTCGGGCAGCAGAAGAAGAGAAAAGGAAAACGTTTGAGCTTGAGGCTATGGTTAAAGGCACTCTTGTGGATAAGGAGAATCAATGGAAATTGGTTCTGTTAGAACGCGAATGGGAACTGAAGGGTGGAGTATCTTCTGAGCAGAACGAGGCAAAGAAAACGGTAGCGCAAACTGCTGCTGATGCTACCAGAGAAACTGCATTGATTAAATCTAAGGAAAAAGCAAACGCGCCCAAAATTGTGTAATATTCACTTTATGGTCGTAGCTTTGCCATCACTATTCATTGAAAGCAAACCCAAAAAATATTTATGGCAATTGATATCGACGCTCTACTCGCAAAGAGTAATGGCGAACCAACTGAACCAACTCCTGATCCAACGCCGACAGATCCAGCTGATCCAACGCCTGATCCGGTAGATCCGAATCCTGAACCTGAGCCGGTTCCAACTGACCCGACTCCTGATCCGGACCCGGTTGATCCAGAACCAGCGCCTGAACCCGTTGATCCGGAACCAGCGCCTGAACCCGTTGATCCGGAACCTGATCCAATCCCAGAGCCAACACCTCCAGCAGAATTAAATCTGGATGAGTATGAGGTGGAAGTGAATGGCGAAAGCAGATCAGTCAACTCTCTTCTACAAGAGAGAGATCAATTAGCCGAGAGGGTTGCAAAAATTGATTCAAACGAATTCCTCAAGGGATTCTTGGATCACTACGAAGCTACAGGGGACGCCACGGCATATTTAGAGGCCAAGGCAATTGATTGGGATAAGCAGGATGATTTATCTGTGCTTAGTAAGCAATTCGACAAAGAGAACTCTGATCTCGACCAAGCAACAAGAGATATGTTGTTTCAGGATGAGCTTCAGAACAAATACAAAATTGACCTGAACGCCTCTCCGGAGGAAATAGATACCGAGTCGCAAGCCCACAAGATTGGTCAGGCGCTTTTAAAGCGAGATGCTACAAAGGCCAGAACCAACTTCAAGGAACAGCAGGCAAAGTTCGTTATTCCGGAAGTAAAGCGTAAGGCCGCAGAATCTGCGGCAGACCCCAAGGTTCAACAGGAAACTTGGAAGAAGCAATTAGGTGAAAACGTGGACTTGGCCAAGTTCCGTGAAAGCAAACTGCTGGAGGTTGCTGTAGAAAAAGAAGACGGAACCAAGTTTGGTTACGAAGTGGAGAACCCTGACTCAATAATCGAGATGATGGTTGATGACAGGCAGTTCTGGAAATTGTTCATCAACGACAAAGGGGTTGTTGATCACTCAAAACAAGCAAAGGTTTACGCTTTCGCAAAAAATCCTGCGGCTTATGAAAAGCAATTGGTGGAGTTCGGGAAAACGCTGGCGGTAGAAAAGACGCTGAAGGAGAAAAGAAACACAGATGGAAATCTTGATGACAAAACCAAGTTACCAGCCGTTGGTTCTGGAGATTGGAGGGATGGATTCTTACAAGCCGCTAAGCAGCAAAAGAAAAGTTAAACCATTTTAAACTAAGAAAACTTAAATGTTAATTGGATCAACCAATAAGAATTATATCTCGTCTATCAACTTTCTTGATAAGCGTGACATTCTTGCAGAAGTACTGGACGTAACGTCTGAAGACGCTACGATCCTCGATATTATGGAGATGACGAACCGGTTCAAGGTAACCGATGTTCCGTTATATGACCATTTTGAAAACCAATACCTGTATCAATCAGGTGTGATCGCAGCTATCGATGTGACACTTAACGGAGAAACCAACGAGGTTCTTCGTATCACCCTAACCACTGAAGATGAGCTTCCTGTTGTTAACGAGATCGCCATGTTCGAAAACAAGCGCGAAGGCCTTGTTCAATCGGTAAATAAATCAACGCTAGTCGTTGACGTAGCTCCTCTTGGGGCTACTGCGGCAGATGCACTTTCTCCTGCTGCAACACCGACAGAGGTAGGGGAAACTGTTATCTTCTACTCTAACGCCAGCCCAGAAGGTTCTAATGATCCTGAAGGTCGTCGTCCAAGGTTCACTCGTTCTCAGAACTCTGTTCAAATCTTCAAGACAGCTGCTAAAATCACTGACTTGCAGAAGGTTTCTAAGATTGAGGTAACATACGGTGGCAAGCCTTACGTTATGTATAAACTTCAGCACGATACACTTCAAAAGCACCGTGCCGATATCGCTCACCAGATCCTTGTTGGAAAGCAAGCTAAAATTGCCGACCCTAACACTGGTGAAGATGTGTACTTCACACAGGGCATCCGTAAATACATTCTTGGTGGTGATGGAGTTGTTAATACATCCGGCGGTGTCGATCTTCCTTTGACTGCTGCCGTAACACAAGCTAACTTCCGTACAATGAGCCGTGCGCTTGATAAGCGTGGTGCTCCTAAGGAGTTCTGGCTATGGTCAGGAGGAGATCTTCGTGCTGACCTAAACGATGTGTTACTTCAGCTCCCCGGAGTTGATGTGGGTATCGTTTACAATTCATGGGGAATTGGCGACGGGAAGAAAAGAGCATTTGATCTTGGTGTTGATTCTGTAAAACTTTATGGACGCACATTCCACATCAAAGACCTAATGGCTTATGATAACCCACAGGTATTTGGGGCTACAAATTTTGATTTCGCAGCTGAAGGATATCTTATCCCTACTGGGAAAATCAAAGCTGACAAGAGTGGCAATATGCAAGATCGCCTGTGTATGAGATATATGAGCGGCGATGGTACAGATCTTAAGCACTTGGAGACGTTGACTGGGAAATTGGCACCTGTGCCTACAGATGACGAAGCCTCGCTTAAGGTAGGCTATCAGTCAGTAATGGGTCTGCAAGCTTTAGGTATCCGTCAATTCGGTATCTTTAGCAAAGCAGCAGCCTAGTCCTGAATAAAAAGCAGGAGGTTCAACAAAGGGGGCCTCCTTCTTCTTTTAATTATTTCGAAAAATCAAACAATAATTTAATATGCAACAGATCGCTATCGAGATCAACAAAGTTCCTGATGATTCTAAAATCAGGAAGCGTATCAAGCCGCTAGGCTCAAAAGATACAGTTAAATACAGGCTTTACAACTCTTACAATCCTGTCACAAAAAAATACAATCTGAGGGATGTTTGTATTCCGAATAGGGATATCGTAACGGATCCTGAAACGGGGAAGACCTACGAAATTGCTTTTGTGAAGAACTATGGCCCGAATATGCAGCCAGTATTCGGCGATATTTGGTTCGATGCAACCGGCTTGTGTCAATTCACGCTGCACGGGAATAGGGTTCAACATAGAAAAATTTATGACTTCATTGAGATGTCAAATTATTTAGCCGATAATCCTAATAGGGATCAGTCTGCTCCAATCCTAATTGAGCGCGTCGATGAGTCGACCGACTCCAACACACTACGTAAGATTCGTAAAAATAAGCAGCAAGCATTCAATCTTGTTGACACAATGTCAGATGAAGAGATTACTTCATTCCTGAGGGCCAACAACATGCCTGTCGGATCTTCTGAGTTTGCGCGCAGGGATACAGTGGAAGAGATGATCGAAAAGGGTGAAGCTGAAAAACTACTGAAATCCTCAGTTTCTTCTGAGCCTACAGGCGCTGACCACGCCAAAACAATCGAAGCCCTTAAGAAGTCGGAGAGGATTGCTTATGACAAAACAACAAGATCATGGACCGCAAAGGACGGCACGTTGCTATTCATACTCGACAAGGGTATAGGTAAGTCACCTGTTGGTGATTTTGCAAAATTCCTGACCACCAAGAAAGGCGCCGAATCATTGGTGAAACTCAAGGGGCTTGAGGGTGCCAACGAAGGAAAAATCGAAGAATAAAATCTACCTGCAAAAAGGCACTATTCTGGGGGCTTGAAATACAGCCCCTATTTTTTTTAACAATGGACATTTCTGACAGAACACTCAAAGAAAACATTGAGCCAATCAAAAACACTGGCACACTGCTGGAGCTCATGCCTGTTCAGTTTACCCTGAAGGGCGGAAGTAAGCTGCAATACGGATTTATTGCTCAGGACATGGAGGAAACTGAGTATGCAAATCTGGTGTATTCCAACAGGGATGGCATCAAATCAGTGGCGTACACACAATTGATATCGGTTCTTACACAACACATCCAAAACTTAACCGAGAGGGTTGAAAAACTAGAAGCTGCCAGAAACCGCAACAACCCCGAATTTCCGTAATCATAAACACTTCTCACTATCTTTGCGTAAATAATCCGCAAAGTTAATGAAGAGAAGCATATCAAAATACACAGGAACATACAGATCTGTATTTAACGCCTTGGTGGCGCCTGCATCCACTCAGCCATTCACGGTCATGGGTGGCACTAATAAAAAGATCATAAGATTAAGGTCAATCAAAATCTCGGGCGCTACACTGACCGCTATTGCTTATCTGTCTCTTGCTATAGGCAAATACTCTGCCCTCCCAACAGGTGGCACATCGACAGAAGGAACAAAAGTACCTATTGACTTAATCTCTCCCGCATCCATCTTAACCTTGCTTAAAGGTTACACTGCCGTTAACACAGGAGGAACACTGGTTGGTGATATTGCCAGCAAAAGATTTTTAGCTCAGGCCACAACCCCCGCAGCGGCGGGGCGTCCAGAAGAGCATGTGTTTAGGTTTGATGATGACAATGCGCCCATCCTAAGATCCGCAACTGAAGGCCTTGGTCTTAGGTTTACAACGGCTCCAGCAACAGCTGTTACGGTGAATGTGGAATTCGAATGGGAGGAAGAAACAGTCTAAATCTATGCTGAATATCAAGAAGGGTGAGAATGCCTTAATCAAAAGGTTTCTAAAGAAAAAAGACAAGACAGACTTTAACAGAACCGAGTTTACAACTATGTCTGTTGACTTGGTTCAAAACGGGGTTACTATCCAGTCTTATGCCTTTCCGGATAGCTATTTAAGGGCAGGTACTGCTCTCAACGAGATTGAACTTGAGATATCAACCACTGTATCATCCAAGTTCAAAGGGGGAAAGGTGGTTGCCTATTACACATTCGTTGTCCCTGACGCTGACCTCGAAGATTCTGCCTATACGATAATAGTAGACGAAGAACTGCTCGATGTTGAAAATGTGCCGTAATGGATGAGCTGTTTATAGTTGGGCAATCCGAGGGTTCAAATCTATTTGTCCGCGGAAAAAGATCTGAACAAGGGGCGCTATCTGTCCACGGAAACTCAGAGATAGGTGATCTGATTTTAGCTCAGGCGCCAGAGTCTCAACAACAAATACACAGGGCCGACACAACGTTGCTGAAGGCCGACACAACTTTAATTACCGCTGACTATAGCTTATGAAGCAACTTGTAAATGTTGGTGCAGCTCCTAACGACGGAACTGGTGATCTTTTAAGAAATGCGTTTATCAAGATTAATGATAACGCTGACGAGTTATATCAGACAGGACAAGACTGGAACCCATATACAGGGTTTACTGGGATTGCTACAGCAACATGGACCGGAACAGGCCTTACATTTGATGTTCGCTGGCCGGTATACTACATTCAGGGAGTCCGTTATCCAGCCGGATCAACTCAGGTAACACTTGACGCCGCAGATCCAGCCAACCCAAGACTTGATACAATTGCGATAGACGCTACCGGCGCAATAAAAATTACAGGTGTTCCTTCGGTCAACCCTGTCAGGGCTATGGTTGATGTTTTGACTCAGATCGCCATCACCACGGCTCGTGTTAATGCCGCAACAACAGTACCGGCGGGAGTTATAAACGAAGATGTATATCTGGAGAATACCGAGTGGACTGGCAGTTCAGATAATGGTACTGTCAATTTTGCCGCAACAACCAATCCATTATCCGGAACCAAACATGTTGATGTAGGTGCGTTTACTAATGGCCAGTTCATAAAGTTTGTAGACACTCCTAAGGAGTTTGCCGACTACGATGTAATAAGATTTTATGTAAACCTGAAGGCGGCGTTCGGCGCATCAGCAGGTTTTGTCGTTAAATTATATAGCGGTGCCACTGAAGTCTCTTCAGGCGTTACGGTAACCGATGGCCGATACGGGTTTGATCAAAGTGTTGTCGGAACTTATCAATTGATATCTATTCCTGTAAAGGATCTTGTAATTAACAACGGTCAATTCGACACGCTGTATATTGAATTGAAAGGAAGTAATGCCACTGGATTCCAGCTTGACGATATTGTAATACAATCTGGTCTTGTTGGTGTATCAAAAGAAAAGAATGACCTAGCCTCTATTATCACATCTAACGGTGCGGCTGTGGTTAACCAGCCTTCAGACGCATTCAAATTCGTAGGCGGGACAGGGTTGAGCATATCAGCCTCTGGAAAGACAATAACCTTTGATCTAACGGGCGGCACGGGACACACTATTCAGAATGACGGATCTCCGTTAACCAACAGATCTAGCTTAAATTTCAACAATGGACTTGTTGCTATTGACGACTCTGGCAACGACGCGAGTGTGGTTGGCATAGGAACTAACGCTGTGCTTAACACGCACATCCGTCAGTCTGTCGCCAGATCTGTTATTGGCAATGCCACGGCGTCGCTGGCTGATGTCGCAGACATAACTGCGTCTGCCGATGAACAGGTATTACGAAGAACATCAGGCACACTGAGCTTTGGTTCTTTGACTGTGGGTATGGCCCCAAATAATTTATGGAGTTATGGGAAGATACAACAGGTAACAGCCTCTAGTCTGCTTGGTAACGCAAGCGGTGCTCTGGCTAATGTCGCTGAAATATCTCTTGGGTATGGCCTGCAATTTACAGGAAGTGCTCTTGAGTTGGATTCGGGTGCTGTTGTTTCCATAGCTGGATCTTATCCAAACCCATCTTGGATTACTTCACTTGCGTTTACTAAAATCACCGACGTAACCGGACAAGATACTTTTGTGGTTTCGTCTGAAGCCAACATGCTCGCTCTCTCTGCAAAGAAAGGCGACATTGCTGTTCGTACCGATACATCTGACTCTTACAGGTTATTAGGAACAGACCCCGCTATACTAGCGAATTGGCAATTACTTTTAAGCTCTGGGCTTACAATAGCCCTTGGCGACAACTATGCTTGGACTGGTACGCACTCATTCCTTGATGCGAATTTCAGCATTCTTGATAGCGCTGTACAAACGAAGGTCGCAAAGTTTGAGGCTGGATCAATTTCTGCGGCCACAACCAGAACGTTTACATTCCCTGATGCAGATGGTGTTTTTGTACTAGAGTCTCTTGCTGCAACACTTACAAACAAAACCCTTGGATCTGGTACTGTATGGTCAGTGGCACCGTCTATAACAGATGGGCTAAGGATTACATTTAATCCCGACGCAACAAACGCAGGACTTAATGTTGGGTCACACACAGCTGATCCATCATCTCCTATAAATGGAGATGTGTATTACGACAGCACCAATAACCTGCTTCGTGCTTACATTAACTCTTTTTGGATATCGCTAGGAGCTGGTGGCGGAAGCGGTCACACTATCCAAGATTCAGGAACACCATTAACAGCCAGAACTAACCTCAATTTCACAGACGGTTTAGATGCTATTGATGATGTTGGCAATAACGCCAGCGTTGTAGGTATAGCCGATCTAGGTGTTACTACTGCCAAGCTGGCAGCAGGAGCCGTTACAGACGCGAAAGTAACTGACGTAGCATGGGGTAAGATCACAAGCACGCCCACTACTCTTGCAGGATACGGAATAACTGATGCATACACACAAGCACAAGCTAACGCCGCGTTTTGGAAGGTAGCTGGTACAACCACTCTAACAGGTGATGTTACTATTGATGGAGGATTCAGGACAACTTTTACCCCTGATGCTACTATAGCGGGGGTTAATGTAGGTAATGTGGTGAGTGATCCATCCACTCCTGTACAAGGGGACATTTGGATATTAACTAATAATGGCAACCTCAAAGTACAACAAGCAATTACTAGAGAAGTAGTTGTAACAGGTTCTTATGCTGCTAACAGAATACCATATTATAATTCTAGCGTTGTTGCAAGCTTAAGTGCAGAAGCAGGATTTGAATACATTGCAGGAACTAACACACTAAGTGTAGATAATACAAAAATAGCAGTTAGCGCTCTTGTTGGTAGTACTGGAACAATTACAGCTGCTACTACTCTTGATGTAAGAGGAATAAGCGGTGGTAATGCTCTTAGGATTGCTGATGATAGTGACTCTCCAAAAGTTGTTCTTCTTAATTCAGGATATTTTGGTATCGGCCCAAACATTGACACTCCTGTCGGTTCATTTGAGTGGTATACAGAAAGTGCTATAACTAGTGACAGATTCTTTACATTAGGATCTCACGTAAGTAATTTAAATCATGCTGTAGTTAATATTAAGACGTCAAGGGGGTCAAGATCATCTCCAACTGTGGTAGATAACGGTGATCGTCTTGGTCAATTTATATGGGAGGTAAGAAATACAACTACTTATGCTCTTTATGCTACATTGGCTTTAATGTCCAACGGAGCAATTAGCGAATCAACTGTTCCAGTAGAATTTGCTTTTGCAATCAATAATAATGGTGGAGTTAATGTAAACTCAGATAGAAAATTTACTATTCGTGGAGACGGTAATTTAGGTGTTAACACCACTGATATTGAGGCGTGGAGTTCAGGAAATGCTATTGAAATGCCCGGTGTTGCTTGGTTTTATGGTTTATCTGGAAGTGCTGCATTTTCTAATTTGGCAACAAATGCTTATCATGATGGCAATTGGCGATATAAAGCTACTGGGTCGGCAAATACACTAAGGATTGGGGATAATTTTGGTTTTCTAATGAGGGTAGCCCAATCAGGAACTGCTGATGGTGTAATAACTTGGACAGATGCTTTTCAAATTAATTCTGATGGTGAAGTATCTGTTAGAACAGCTCCTGTAACTAATACTTCATTAGCAGTAAACGGTATTAGTGGAGGCAACATTGCTAGATTTGCTGATGATGCAAACACTCCAATCTTAACTGTTCAGAACGATGGGGCTGTTATATTTAACACCGCAACTCCAAATACAGCATTAATTACGGTGAAAGGAAGCTCCTCATATTCAAATATTGTAAGATTTGAACGACAAGCTGCCGCTTCAGGATGGGTAATTTCGAATACAAACGGAGGTTTAATAAGTTATGGATCAAATATTATTGGTGTAGATGTTGGATTTCAAGGTGGTATTGATTGGATTACTGTAGGTGGAATGAAGAGTATAGATACAAATACTCTGAATCTAAGATTCACAAACTCAGGTTATAAATTCAAATTAGATAACACTGGAGTAACTGCTAATGCGACCAGACCCTATGCCTTCAATATAACATGGAATTGGGCAGACGATACAAACGTAGGTAATGTAGCAGCTATTGAGCTTTCGCCTACTTATAATTTTACAGTTGCAGCAACTGGTAATGCTTATGGAATATACTATAACCCAACAGTTACTTCAGTTCTAGGTACTCACTGGGCCGCATATTTCGGGTCCGGTAAAATTGCGATTGTAGAAGCGCCGGCAAATGATGATACCCTTACTCAGGTGCTGGTTCGTGATGGGTCAACAGGAGAGATTAAATATCGTACAGCTGGATCGCTTGGCGGAGCCCCATCATGGCTATTAGCCAGTGGAGGAACTCTTACTGGAGCAAACACAATAGTAGGAACAGCTACAAATATCCTGTCTTATCAATTTGATTCTCTTGGAACAACTCAAACAAATGGTGCTGGGGCGCTATTCGTCAACACTACAGCTGCTGCTGATGGTGTTCAACAAATATCTCCTTCAGTAGTGTGGGAGGGGCAGGGATGGAAAACAAATGCAACAGCAGCAAGTCAGTCGGTTCGATTTGCAACTTATGTTTTGCCTGTACAGGGCGCAGCTGCCCCAACAGGTGACTGGAGGCTTCTAGCGTCTATTAATGGTGGAGCGTATGATGAGATTATACGGATAACAAGCAGAGGTAATTTTAGAGTGACCACTGACTTGTTCTCAAACGCCGACGCTTCAATAGAATTATATACCCAAGCAACCAAGGTTGTTAGAATTAGTGCCGACGGCGCATTTGGCGTTGGTGTAAGAGATTCGTCAGGCACAAAACGAGGAATACTCTCCCTTACAGGAGATTCTTCTGGTCTTGGTATTTCGTGGCATGATGACAGTATGACATTAGATGTAGATACTGCAACAGGTCGTAGGTATGACATGGTAATAAGCCATGCTAATAATGGCATTTATTTGTATAAATTGCTTGGTCAGGGAGCTTCAGTTTCTAATGATATAGCAAATACGCAGTTTGGTGTTGGTTTATTAGAAAACACAGCTCTTTCAGCAACTCTTCAGGTGAGGGGGAATTTTTCTGGAACGCTATTATTGCTTGAGGCTGCTGGAGGAATAGATAGATTTAGCGTTGATTCTGATGGAAATATACTTGTTAATAATACTAGTTCGGTGCCATCAACACCAACGAGCTCTGCATACATCTACAGCGAAAGTGGTGTACTAAAGAGTAAGGACACAACAGGAAGAGTTTATAATCTTCAGAGTTTGTTAACCAAGGGTGTTACTGTAGAAAGCCCTACGAATGCAGAAGATATTACAATGTGGTTCACGGATAAAGCAATAACAGTACATCAAATTAATGCTGTTGTTCGTGGAACTACGCCGTCCGTAACCATTCAAGTAAGACACAGCACAGACAGAAGTGCTGCCGGTAATGCGATTCTAACATCTGCTCAGGCTATAACAGGACAAACCACGGGATCAGAGTTTACATCTGGATCGTTCTCAGATGCGACTATACCCGCAGGAAGCTGGGTATGGCTGGAAACCACAGCGCAATCTGGCACGGTTGACGAGCTAAATGTTACACTAAGTTATACTGAAGATTAATGGCACAGTTTAGCAGACCAGAAGACGATATATCATATGGAACATGGTTCACATCTCCATTATGGAGCAAACTGGATGAGGGTGACCCTGACGATATAGATTTTATTGAATGTCCAAACAGTTCTAATACTACCTGCGAATTGGATATGGGCGCAGTCAGTAC